CAGCAAAGGGTGATTTAACACTCCGTTATTGGAATAGCGGTGCATCAGCAGGTGTAGATAAAATTTCTAATCTTAGAATACAAAGAGGAGCTGTGTATGCCACAGGGGCATCTATCACAGTACCTACTGCACCATTTTCACCAGATGCAAACACGGTCTTACTTACTGCTCAAGGTAAAACATTTCAAGACTATTCAAATAACAGTCAAGCAATTTCAAGATCGGGTAATGCTTTCATATCAGAGATTAGTCCATTTGGTAATGGGTATTGGAGTAATGACTTTACTGCAACTAACGCCGGCATTTATACAGGCACATCCTCAGACTTTGCATTTGGCACAGGTAATTTCACAGTAGAGTGTTTTATTTATCTTACTAGTGCATCTGGAATTCAAGTTCTTTGTGATTTGCGTGATGCTAGTAATGTTGATAATGACCACATAGCTCCGTTATTGATTGCTTCCTCTGGTAGACTAGCAGCATTTACTGGTTCTAACTTTGAAGCTGGATCTGATGTAGACCTTGGCACAAATCAATGGTATCATATCGCTGTACAAAGATCTGGTAATTACTTATACTTTAGTAGAGATGGCACAGTTAGTAGCACATACCCAGCTTATGATAAAAATTTAACAGCCTCGGGTTTAGCAACGATAGGTGTAAATGTAGGAGGAGGTGCTTCTCAGTCTCTAGCGTTTATTTCAAATCTCAGAATTATAAAAGGCACGGCTCTTTATGGCACAAGTAATTTTACAGCGCCTACAGGACCACTTACAACCACAAGTCAAGGTGCAACAGCTTCAGAGGTTGTGTTATTAACTTGTCAGAATAATCGTTTTGTTGATAATAGTAATTCACCAAAAGCTTTCTCAATACACAACGCACCAAAAGTAGATGAATTTATACCATTTCAGTATCTACAAAGACAAACAAAATTAATTACTTGTCAAGAAAATAGATTTAGAGATGTAATCAATTATAGACATTTAGTTACCCTATCAGGTATTCCAAAAGTTTCTACGGTATCACCGTTTTCTTCAAACGCTTCTTACAAAACTGCAAACACCGGTGCAATTTATATGGATGGCACCAGTTTTGTTAAAGTTGATGAAACTGAGAAAGAATTTACTCATGGTTTAGATGATTATACAATTGAAGCTTGGGTTTATGATTTATCAGTTGATACAGGTCAAAGAACTATTTTTGGTCGTAATGGAACAGGCAATCTAGCAATGCCATATGTTTATAAAGTATCATCATCAGAAGTTTTTAGTTTATACTATAGTAGTGGTATTGTATCTTCAACAAGAAAAATTTTCAAAGGTGAGTGGACTCATTTAGCACTTTGTAGAGAGGATGGGGTATCAAGATTATTCATCAATGGCGAGTTACAAGGGTCAGCGGCTGATACAACGACTATAGTATCACCCGTAAAATTTGTAATTGGTAACAATGGTGGTAGTTCATCAAATTTACCTTGGATAGGATATTTTCATGCTGTTCGTGTAGAAAAAGGCCGTGCAAAATATACATCAAACGCATCTTTCAATCCAGCTTCTACACAACCAGCATTAGCAAATAGTGCAAACACGGGTGCCATATCAACGAATCAATTTAGTAACTTCTTTGATGGGTCAGACCATTTAGCAAACACAAATGTAATACCAACGAGTGATATTTTTTTTGGCACGGCAAATGATTTTACAATTGAAATGTGGTTTAATACAATAAATTTACCTGGCTCCGATATGCTTTTATATGATGGAAGAGTTGCCAATGGTGCATATCCAGCAATTATTTTAAATAGTGCAAATAAAATTTTATGGTATGTAAATACAGGAGCTCGGATAACATCAAGAGCATTAATGGCTAATAAGTGGTATCATTTAGCTATTGTTAGATCTGGTGGCAGTACCACAATGTATCTTGATGGTCTGAAAGAAGGTGATGTTTATGCAGATACGATTGACTATTTACATGGCGATATTAATATAAGTTTAAATCAACCATCTGGCGGTCAACAATTCCAAGGTCGGATTCATGGTTTAAATGTCTTAAACGGTGTTGCAAAATACACATCAAACACAGCAGTTACATACAGCCCAGTTTCAACAACTGGTACACTATCAGCAAATAGTAATAGTTGGGATTTTAATAGGGGCGTTTACAACGGCACTTACCCATATTACAGTATATTAGGTGAAAGTGATTTTGTTGTAGGCACGAATGATTTTACAATAGAGGCTTGGATTTATATTGACAACTTCACACAATCTAGCATAATTGCATCACAAAGAGCTCAACCAACACTTGTGGCTGCAACTGTATATCCTCATTTTATTTTAAATGTTAATACAAGTGGCCAACTCCAGCTACAAACAAGAAATGCCAGCGGAACACAATTTTTTGCGAAGTCAGCTACAGGCATAATAAAAACAAAAGTGTGGTATCACGTTGCAGCCACAAGAGCAAGTGGTGCTTTAAAAGTTTATATAAATGGAGTTCACCATAGCCATGAAACTGCTAATGATAGTGCTTTCAATTTAACAGAAGATGATTTTTGTGTTGGTGGTTATAGAGTAACAAGTTATTCTAGTATGTATGCAGGAAATATACATTCTTTGAGATTCATAATTGGTACTGCATTATATACATCAAATTTCACACCACCAACTGAGCCATTAACAACAACTTCTCAAGGTGCTACAGCATCAGAGGTCAAGTTTCTTGGATGTCAAAATGATACATTCATAAACAATGCAACAAATAATATACAAGGTGGTGGTTTTAGCGGAACAACATCAACTGGCACATTAGTAAACACAACAGGTCCTGGTGTCAGTACATTTAACCCATATGACAATGGGTATTGGAGTGTACACTTTGATGGTGATGATTATTTAACAGTCCCAACCACCTCAGATCATGATTTTGGCACGGGTGATTTTACTGTAGAATTTTGGGTTCAGCCAAAAGAAGCACTTGGCGGACATATGTTCTTATCAGCTCCACAAAATACAACAACTCAATTAGGTTACGACACAGGAAATGGTCCTAGGTATTTGTATTTTTATAATGGTGCTAATATTATATCTGGTACTGGCGCTGGTTCTTTAGTAAAGGATGTATGGAATCATGTAGCGTTAGCTAGAGAGGGTACAACACTTTCTTTATTTTCTAACGGAAATAGAGTAGGCACAGCCACACACAGTTCTAGTGTCAGTTTGTCAGGTTTGAATATTGGTAGATACCACGGTGGTGGTTGGGACATGATTAGTTCCATATCAAATCTTAGAATAGTTAAAGGTTCAGCATTATATGACCCTTCTAGTGCCACATATACTGTTCCAACATCGCCTTTAACTACAACTTCACAAGGCGCAACCGCATCAGAAGTAAAACTTCTCACCTGCCAATCAGGTGCTATCATAGACAATTCAACTGCAAATTCTAGTCTTGGGTATGCTATAACTCCAGTTAATGATGCAAAAGTTTCCCGTTCAAGACCGTTCTCAACTGAACTCGCAAGAGACCAAATTTTACTGGCTTGTCAAGATAAAGAAGTGCAAAAAGACAATTCACATTTAGATACAAGATTTACAAAAACTGGTGATGTAATAAGATCCGCAGACAACCCATTTGATAATGGTCTCTGGTCTTTATCTCTCGATGGTAGTGCTGATAAATTAACAACTCCTGAAGATGTGATAGATTTAGACACATCTAGTTTTACAGCAGAACTTTGGTTTAATCAAAGAGGTGATGGTGAAAATGGTGATGCCATAGGTAATACATTACTTATTATTGGTGCAAGTTCTTCATCAAATGCTCTTTGGATTACAGTAACAAATGCTGGTGTAATACGAGCTCTCATTAGATACAATGGGTCATCTTGGGAAACTGATTTGAACCCTGGCACAACCTTTGCATTAAATAAATGGCATCATGTTGCACTTGTAAAAAATACAGGCGACTCAAATAGTATTAAACTTTTTGTAAATGGAGCTCTTATATCTTCAGGCACAAACAGCACAGATTTAACCAGTTTTGGTCAAAAAGTAGGTATAGGTGGTCAGGTAGGTGCGAATAGAAACTTTAATGGGTTTATTTCAAATCTTCGTGTTGTGGTAGGTTCAGCCTTGTACACCACTACATTTACACCAAGTACATCTCCATTTACAACGACATCTCAAGGTGCTACTGCATCAGAAGTAAAACTTCTTACTTGCCAATCTTCAAATTCTGTAGATAATTCAGGATCATTCATAAGATTTGTAGAATCAGGTAATATAGAAACAAAACCAGTTTTCCCATTTGCAAACACAATACCACAACAAACAACACTTTTATCTGGAATATATCCTGGTTCTGTTCGTAATATAGGATTCATAGATGAGAGTAGTAATAATGCAGTAGTTGTGGCTCAAAATCAAGTTACTCAAGGTAGTTTTACACCACACTATCCACCATCAGGTTACTGGAGTAATGCTTTTACAGCCGATAGTATAAAAGTAACAACAGCATCAGATTTTGATTTAAGTTCTAATCAAGAATTTTCTATCGAATTCTGGTTGTTCCCAAGATCTGTAAATTCTTCTTGGGGTATATTCTTTTATGCCAACCCTAATGATGATAATTTTCAAATATCGCATGATGCAAGTGGTAACATAGATTTAAGATTTGCAGGTTCTCAAATCGGAACTCCTTTTAATTTACCTTTAGGCTCATGGTCGCATCTCGTAATTACAAGAGATAGTAGTGGGTATATACGACAATTTCTTAATGGTGTCTTGAAAAACTATAATCAAAAAACGAATGCTATTGATCGTGATTTTGTAACTATTGGAGATAGAAACGGTGGAAATCATTTTTTAGGTCACATATCAAATGTAAGATGGGTTAAAGACTCAATACCAACAGGTTATGTAACAACTGAAACATCCACTGGTACAACCATATTTACACCGCCAACTACGCCTACGACAACAACATCACAAAGTGCCACAGAGGCTGATGTTAAATTATTAACTTGTAAGTCTAATCAATTTGTTGATGAATCAGGTAATCATACAATTACTTTGAATGGCACACCAAGAGTTCAACCTTTCTTCCCATTTGACCTCACAACATCTTATGATCCCTATGATCATGGTGGGTCTGCATACTTTGATGGTACTGATGATCGTCTGAGTTTACCCTTAGGAGGTTTTACAAACTTTTTAGGACAAGATTTTACTTTTGAATGTTGGTATTATGGTGAAACAAGTTCAGATGCAAATAAAAATTTATTTTCACAGGGTGATGGGTATTCACCTCTTAGTGTTTATCATTATGGTAATGGTATAAGATATAATTTATCTACTGGAGGTTCTTGGACTAAACAAGACACATCAACGTATGGGTCAAATGGATTTATCAATCAATGGAATCATGTTGCTATCTCTCGTAGTGGTAGTAACTTTGCAGCTTTCTTAAACGGAACTAGAGTTGATAATTATACAAACGCAATCACTTTAATGACACCAACACAGAGTACCCACATTGGGGCTAGAAATGGAAACGATTTTGATTACAAGGGTTATGTATCTTCATGGAGAATGGTCATAGATGAGGCCATATATGATCCTACTCAAAGCACTTTAACTTTACCTACTGCACCATTTCGTAATACTGCAAATACAAGAGCATTACTAAACTTTGTAAATGCTGGTATTTTCGATTCAACAGGGAAAACTGTTTTTTCTGTTGCAGGTGATGCCAAAATATCAACGGGTGCAGCAAATACTAAATTTGGTACTGGTAGTTTAAGTTTTGATGGGACTGGTGATTACTTACAAACATTACAGTCTCCTAATTTAGTATTTGGCTCTGGTGATGTTACGGTTGAAGCTTTTGTAAAACCAATGACTTCACCAGCTATCGCAACGATTATTGATACCAGGTCAGGTTATAGCACAGAGGCATTTAGTTTTTATATTTCTAGCGGTATTCTTCAAGTGTGGGCAGGTGCATATTCAAATTCTAGTGTGTTAAGACAAGGTGGGGCAGTTCCTACCGGGACATGGAGTCATGTTGTATTTGTTAGGCATAACGGCACTAATATGTTATTCATAAATGGTCAAAAAAGTGGTGCTGATAATACAAATGCTTGGAATCAAACATTCCTCTCAACCGCTAATTGGAGAATAGGAGATTCTACCTCTTATGCAAGAGGATTTAATGGCTTCATAGACGAGTTAAGAATAACAAAAATGGCTAGATATACTGCGAACTTTACACCAATGACCGCAGCTTCAGGTAATAAAACAAGTTAATAGGAGAAAAAATGTTAATCGCAATTGTAGATGGCGAATCAATACAAAGACTTGGACATTATAGAACAATGTTTCCGAATGTGTCATTTCCAGCCTCTGGACCTGATCAACATTGGATGAATCAGAACAATGCCAAGTTTGTTTTATCAACAAAATCATTTGATCGCACAACACAGAAAATAGAATCAGTTGAACCATATGTTGAGGGTGATTATGTCTATAATGTTCGTGTTGTAGAACTATCATCACAAGAAACTACAAATAGAGCAAATATAATCAATGAACAAATAGCCACAGCAAAAAGAAATGAAAGAAATAAATTACTTACAGAAACAGATTGGACACAGGGTAATGATTCACCTTTATCAAATTCTAAAAAAACAGAGTGGGCTAGTTATAGAACAGCACTAAGAAATTTACCATCTGCAAGTGGCTGGCCAAATGTAGATATGCCAAATTCTTCAGATTACGTTACATAAATAGATAGATTAAATAAGGAAAAAACATGGCCGTACAAGAAGGATACTTAGGAAACCCGCCAAGAACAGCTCAATTTCTGGTAGACCAATTTGCCGGAGATAGCTCAACTACAACTTTTAATTTACAAATCGCACCTGGTTCTGGACTTTCTATATTTGTTTTTATAGATGGTGTAAGACAATCAGTTGATTCGTATGTAATAGACTTAGCAACTATAAATTTTACTGCGGCTCCAAGCACATCCCCATCTGGACCTGGGACTAAAAATATTGAAGTAGTACATATCACTCAAGGTTTTACGCCTGTGGTTCCCTCAGATGCCTCTGTAACTGATGCTAAATTAACTGCTACAGGTGTAACATCTGGTTTATATGGCGGTACAGCTAATCAAGTTATTCATACAGTTCAAGTGAATAGTAAAGGTAGAGTTAGTAATGTTGCAAATGTTGCTGTGGCAGACTTAGATTTTTCTGCATTACCTACAGGTGGTGGCTCTGTGGTGGCCGGAAGATTATATAAAGAAGCTAATAATTTAATTTTTATTAAAACGTAGATAGGAAAATAAAATGCCAACAAATGTTTACAAAATATTAGGTCAACATAACTCAACTGCAAATTTAATTGCAGATGTGTATACGGTGCCTACCACTAACTCAGCTGTGTTATCATCAATCACAGTTTGTAATCAAACAGCTGCAAATGTATCATACTCAATTGCGATTGCACCAAATGGTGAAGCTGCAAATGATAAACACTTTATTGTGAGAGGTGGTACTGTGCCAGCAGCAGATGCAATTGGTATAACTTTAGGACTTACTATGGATGCTCAAGATGTTGTGAGATGTAATACAAACACTTCCAATGTATCATTTAGTGTATTCGGTTCAGAAGTATATTAATTGTAAATGTCTATATTTCGTTTAAACCAAAAAACAATTGGTAGACCACGAGGTTACAAATATCCCGCAGGATTATCTTTTATTGTAACTGGTCAAACTGATGGTGCCCCAAGAGCTAATATAGCTACAAATACAACTGGCGGAACTCAAACAGTTATTGGTGATGAAACAATACACACGTTCTTAGAATCTGATGATTTTGTTTGGACATCATCACAGCCTGGATTTATCGACTACGTTGTTGTAGGCGGTGGAGGCGGTGGCGGTGGTAATAACGGTGCTGGCGGTGGTGGGGGTGGTGTTCTCATGCGAGAAAGATATCACCTTGATGCAGGATCAAATTGCCAAATCACAATAGGGGCAGGTGGGGCTGGTGGCACAGGATCTGGAACTATAGCAGGTTTTGGTGGTAATACAATTTTAGAATTACCTACAATGAATGTTACCGCAGGTGGCGGTGGTAATGGTGGTCAGTACAAGGGTGAACCTGCTTCAGCAGATCTGGGGCACTCTGGTGGTAAAGGGCATAACGATGGAGGTTCAGGTGGTGGGGGTGGACAAACAAGGGGTTTAGGTGGGGCCTCGGCTAATATATCTGGTGAAAATAAAATTTGGACATCGAACGGTTCATTTTCAGGTGCAAACGGTTCTTCTGCGGTAAATCCTGGATATCATGGTGCAGGCGGTGGAGCTGGAAATACTGCTTACGGTGGCACAGGTGGCGCCGGTCTAAACGCACCTTTCTTAAATAAAATTCAACTATCTGAAGCAGCCGGTACTTCAAATAACTATACATTTGGTGGCGGTGGTGGTGCAGGTTGGTGGACAAGTCCAAAGGGTGGTGCAGCTGGCGGTGCAGGTGGAGGTGGTGGAGGTGGTGCAACCCCAGTTCACACTACAGGTCTGCCTGGTGGTGCTGGCTTTAATTCAGGAAGTCCAGGTCAACCAACTACTTTAGGTGGTGCTGGTGGTGTAAACTCCGGTGGAGGCGGAGGTGGTGGCGGTTATGGTAAGAATGGTGCCCCTGGAACTTGGGGTGGTGCAGGCGGTTCGGGTTGTGTAATCATAAGATATGACACAAATCAAATAAATGTTCAAACAGATCAAGCAAACGCAGCCACACTTACAACGGGTGGTACACAAATAACTCAAAACGGATATGCAATTCACTCATTTACGTCTGGTTCTTCTACATTCTCCACACAACTTGCAAATTTAGAGGTAGAAATTTTAGCTATTGCAGGTGGTGGAGGCGGTGGCGGACCAAACTATCATGGCGGTGGGGGCGGTGCAGGTGGACTTGTTTATGCCAAAAACTTTACCATACATAGAGAATCACCAAGTGCAGCTTTATCAAAGGCAACAATTGTAATAGGTGCTGGTGCAGCAGGTGGTCACCCAGTTGGTGGTAGAGGTAGTAATACAACTGTAGGTTTCCCAGATTTAGTTTCACCATCAGCAAATTTATTTTGCCATGGTGGTGGAGGCGGAGGGAGTTATAATGGTGCATCAGGGACTCCTGGTGGTTCGGGGGGTGGAGGTAATGCAAGTCTTGCTGGGCCTTTAACTGCTGGTTTATCCGTTCAAGCAAACACTCTTTATAATACACTTCCAGGTTTTGGTCACGGATTTCCAGGCGGTAACGGCCAAGGTCCTACACCGCATCAAGGCGGTGGAGGAGGAGGCGCTGGCGGTGCTGGGGAAAATGGTCAAAGATCAATTCCTTCAGGTGTTGCAAATGGCGGACTAGGTTTATCATTCAGTATATCAGGGGCAGTTCAAGGTTATGCAGGCGGTGGAGGCGGCTCACTTTGGACTGCTAATCCCGCATATGGACGTGCAGGTCTCGGTTTTGATGGCGGCGGTGATGGTGCCTCTGCTGGTAGTGGTTATCCCGCTAAAAACGGTTTAGACAATCGTGGCGGTGGCGGTGGTGGGGGTGAAAGAGGTATAGGTGTTGGAACTGGTGGTTCTGGTGTAGTTTATATTCGTTATTTAATGAGAGATAGAGTAGCAAATCAAGTTGTCGCAAGTGTGAATACATCTAATGCGGGTACAAACACCACAGGTGGTACACAAACAGATGAAGGTGAATTTATGTTACACACCTATAATTCATCTAGTTATTTTAAACCAACCGTAAATGTACAAGCTGATGTTCTCTGTGTTGCAGGTGGTGGCTCTGGTGGAGGCTCAGTTGGTGGAGGTGGTGGTGCAGGTGGATTAATCTTCTTAGACAATTTTGTCTTTGAGGGTGGCCAACATTACTCAGTAAATGTAGGTGCAGGTGGTACTGCGCCGGCACCATCAACAATGGGAAATCCTGGAAATAATACAGATATACACCTTGCAAATACTATTCAAGTCGTAATGTCTGAAAGAGGTGGAGGAGGGGCATCTTATCTTGGTCCTTCATATCAAAATGATGGTTTACCCGGTGGTTCAGGGGGCGGGGCTACAGGTTATGCACCTGGCGGTTCAGTTACAGCTAAGTCGGGTGGGGTTGCAAATACAGGTCAAGGTTCTGCTGGCGGTAACTCACTAACAACAAATAATGGTGCCGGAGGTGGTGGTGCAGGATCCACAGGGACAGATGCAGTTCCTGGTGGTAGTGCTCCAACAAATCATGGTTCAAGGGGTGGTGATGGGCTATTTTTTGGTATATCTGGTGAGAACAAAGCTTATTCAGGGGGTGGAGGATCAGGTGGTAACAGCGGCACACCAGGATTTGGTGGTGCTGGTGGCGGAGGTCAAGGTGCCTTATTCCCAGTTAATGCTGGTACGGCCGGCGCAGCTAATCGAGGTGGTGGCGGAGGAGGTGGCCAAACTAGTGGAGCGGGCACCGGTGGTGCCGGTGGTTCAGGTGTCGTATTCATAAGATACAAAAAAGTACAATCAAATGTTATAGTAGCACTTACGGTTGAACGCAACTATTCTATAAATTAATAGATAAGTAAAAATATGGCAATTAAAAAAACATTTTCATCATTCAACTTTAGACCAAAGGGTTTTGAATATCCTACAGGTTTATCTTTTGGTATAATTGGTAGTGATGGTTTACCAACTTCAAATGCGGCTACAAACACAACAGGCGGTACTAAAACCGTTGATGTCTCAAATAGTTTTGCAATTCACACATACACAACATCTGGTACATTTGACCCAAGTTTTACTGGTACGGTTGAATACCTCGTTGTTGCCGGTGGTGGCAGCGGTGCCGTAGTATATGGAGGGGGTGGTGCAGGAGGCGTAAGACAAGGAACTATTCAAGTTGAATCAACAGCAACTTATAATATTACAGTAGGTGGTGGAGGCGCAGCTCCAGCAGCAACTCCAATTGGCACAGGTAGTGGTGCTAATGGCACTAATTCAATGTTCGCAACAATCGAAGCTTCGGGTGGTGGTTTCGGATCATCTGGCCAACACGCTGCAGCAGGTGGTTCTGGTGGAGGTGGAGGTAATTATAATGCTGTTGTTTATAATGGTGGTATAGGAAATAAAGGTAATTACGAACCACTTGACTCAAGCGGTGAAGGTAATCCTGGAGGTATCGTTCACGCTCCACTAGGTTGTGGCGCCGGTGGCGGAGGAGCAGGATCACCAGGTGGACATGGTACAAGAGATTCAAGCGGACCTGGTGGTTCATCATTGAGTGGTTTCGGTGGTTCAGGAGTAAATTCTGCAATATCAGGCACAATGACCGCTTATGGTGGCGGAGGTGGGGGTGGTGCTTGGACAGGTCCATCATCACAAAGTGCAGCTGCTGTAGGAGCTCGAGGCGGTGTTGGTGGTGGAGGTCCTGGTGGAGCTCACCCCGAAGGCCCAACTGATGGTAATTACAAAGCAGCTCCAGCTGCTTATGGTAATGGTGGTGCTGGTGCGGTAAATAGAGGTGGTGGCGGAGGCGCTGCAACATCCAGCTCTGCAGCTGCTGTTAGTGGTGGTGCAGGTGGGTCTGGTGTTGTAATTTTAAGATACATTACAAATCAGGTTGGGCCAGGTAATAGATCAAATGTGTTTACTAGTTCAACGGGTGGTACAAAAACAACCGATAATGCCTACGCCTATCATGTTTTTACAACTTCAGGAACTTTTACCGCCTCAAAACAATTAGAGGCTGATGTTTTACTTGTTGGTGGTGGTGGAGGCGGAGGTTATGATAGCGGTGGAGGTGGTGGTGCAGGTGGTTTTGTATATGCTTCAGGTATCACAGTACCATCATCAGCTCACCAAGTATGGGTTGGTGCTGGTGGTGCAGGCGCCCCTGGTTATCCTGCCAGAGCTGGTAATGGTCAAAATTCAATATTTGGTACGTCTAATGCAGCCGCACTTTATGCTGAAGGAGGAGGAAGTGGTGGGGGTGCAGCTGGAGCAACACCAGCTACAGGACCTGGAGCTCCTGGAGGTTCTGGAGGAGGCTCTGCCGGTGGTGGCCCAGGTGGAACTATTGGAGTATCAAATACAACAATAAAACAAGGTAGTGATGGAGGTAATGCCATGACATCATCACCATATGGAGCTGGAGGAGGTGGCGGTGCTATTCGGAAAGGATTTGATGCAACACCAGGAAATGGTGGGCGAGGGGGTGATGGTGCTTATATAACTATGTCTGGTTCAGGTGCAACTACAGCTTATGCTGGGGGTGGTGGCGGTGTTCTTTGGCGATCAGGCCCATCTGGACCTGGATCTGGTGGTGTAGGTGGTGGTGCTCCTGGTTCTGGTTATCCTAGCATATCATCTGGTACCGCAAATAGAGGTGGCGGTGCAGGTGGCGGTTCACACGGACCTGGAGATCAAAAAGAAGCTGGTGGAAATGGAGGGTCTGGTGTTGTTATAATAAGATATGAGAAAGAGCAAGTAGACGGTCTTCAAAATGTAATTTCAACAGGCACGACTGGTGGTGAAGTTAGCTTTGACGAAGAAGAAGCAGTGCATACATTCAATTCACCTGGCACGTTTACTGCTGGTGCTGATATGAATGTCGATGTTTTAATTGTTGCGGGTGGTGGAGGTGGCGGTGCAGATAGAGCTGGCGGTGGCGGTGCAGGTGGTCTAGTTTATCTTTCTAATTACCCAGTTTCAAACACTACTGGGTATACAATTGCAGTAGGAAGCGGAGGTGCTGGTGCACCACCTTCTACAAAAGGTGGTAACGGGTCAAATTCGATCTTTAATAATCAATATTATACAGAAGGCGGTGGCGGTGGTGGTACAAGTCATCCAGGAACGGGTATAAGAGATGGAAGCCCTGGAGGTTCTGGTGGTGGCGGCTCACTTTATGGTGGTGCAGGTACAGGTGGATCTGCAAACAATACTGGAACAGGAATTGCTTTACAACAAGGTAATCAGGGTGGCGCAGGCTCAGAACCTGGTGAAGGTGGCGGAGGCGGCGGAGCTGCAATGAGAGGTAATCCATTTAATGGCGGAAGTCAAGGTGGTCCAGGTTTAATGTTTAGTGGTATCGCATACGCAGCCGGCGGTGGAGGTGGTAGAGCTTCTGCTTTTTCTCAAGGGGGTAGTTCTAACACAGGCGGTCTTGGAGGAGGCGGATCATCAGCAGCCGGAGGTGTTGGTGTAGCAAATAGAGGATCTGGTGGAGGTGGTGGAGGTGGTAATGCACCCGGCTCTGCACCAGGAGCAGGTGGTGCTGGCGCAGATGGTGTAATTGTTATAAGATATAAAAAATTAAAAGCTGGAATTACATCAACAGAAGGGTACTTCATTAATTAATTATAAATAGGACATTAACAAAAGGAGGTTTTATAAAATGAATGTGGATGAAGTTGCAAAGAATTTTACAGGTCAATCTGGTCTTGCATATGGCATAGACACAGCAATTAAAGCTTTAAGACCTAATGCAAAATTTGAGATGAGTGCTGGTGGAGGATCTTTTAATTTTCCTAGATGGGAAGACCCAGATGGAAAACAACCACCAACAAAAGACGAAATTATGGCTGAGTTTGAAAGACAAAAAGCTGTATCAGAATACTATCAGTATGCTTATGATCGTTGTCATCATTACCCAGATGGGTTTGAACAGTTAGATATGTTATGGCACGCTATTAATAATGGTGCGTGTGATGGTTTAAAAGATACTGAATGGTTTAAAAAGATAGATAAAGTAAAGAAAAGATTTCCAAAACCTGAAGGTAACCCACCTCCAGAGTTTCAACCAAAGGATTAGATAAACTAAAATGGCAATTTCAAAGATAGTAACAAACTCACTTGCAAATACTGCTGTAACTCCTGGTGAATACGGTAATACAAATACAGCCGTGTCTATGACTATCAATGAAAAAGGCCAAATAACAAGAGTCGCTAATGTCGCTATAGCTGGTGTGAGTGGCGGAGGTGGTGGTGGCGGTAGCGGTGAAGAAGGTTTCAACCCATTCTTATTGTCAGGTATGTAAAGTAACTCCTGGTTTGACTAAATAGTCCTAAAACAGGAGAACGAGATCGCTACTTATACTGAGCTCTTCATAGAGCAATACGCAAATTTTTCAAACACAATTCATGTAAAAGACAATTCAGGTTCAAACATTAACTTGTTTGGGTATACAGCTAACTCTGAAATAAGAAAATCTCCGTACTCTTCCTCTGCAAATTCTTTTACTGCTACGGTTACTGGTAATGCAAATGGTCAAGTAACAATCACAATGTCAGCAGCTACTACTGCAAACCTAAGAGCAGGTCGATATATGTATGATGTTCTTGTAACTTCATCAGGTGGTAATAAAATAAGAGCAGTTGAAGGTATTGTAAATATATTACCAGGTGTAACAAGGACATAATATGCCAAATTATAATTTATCAGAGTCACCAAGAGGATATTCAGGTAAACCAACCACTAGACAATCATTTAAAGATTATTGTTTAAGAAGATTGGGTTTTCCTGTAATAGAGATAAATGTAGATGATGATCAAATAGAAGATCGAATTGATGATGCTCTTCAATATTTTCACGACTATCATTTTGATGGTGTTGAAAAAATCTTTATGAAACACCAAGTAACACAGGCTGATATTGAGAGGAAGTGGATTTATGCTCCTGATGCGGTAATATTTGTAAATGGTGTTTTTCCATTTGATGATTCTAACTCGTCAATCAATATGTTTGACTTGAGATACCAATTAAGATTACATGACTTATATGACTTTACATCTGTTTCTTATGTGTCATATGAAATCACAATGCAACATATCAGAACTCTTAATCTTTTATTTTCAGGCACACCACAGTTTAGATTCAATCGACATCAAAACAAACTTTTCTTAGACATAGATTGGACAAGAGACTTAAACGTAGGTGAATACGTTATTGTAGAATGTTATCGTAAATTACAACCAGATACAATTAATATATCTGGCACAGCTGCAATTACAAGTGATGCAAATACACTTACTGGCACAAACACAACTTTTGATCAACAATTGATTGAAAATGATTTCATAACTTTAGCAAACACTTCAAACACATCTGATACAGTAGAAGTTCAAATCAAGCAAATAAACTCACCAACATCTATCACGTTAAGAAGTAATCCAGGGACAACAATAGCAGAAGCCAGCATCACACAAGCAGGATTTTCTGATGTGTGGGATGATAGGTTCTTAAAAAAATATACAACAGCTCTCATAAAATACCAATGGGGTTCTAATTTATCAAAATTTGCTGGTGTTCAAATGCCAGGAGGTGTTACGTTAGATGGCCCTAGGATTATGGAAGAAGCAAAAGCAGAAATAGACAAGATAGAAGAGGAGATGCAAGTCTTGAATGTGTTGCCAAATGAAATCTATATGGGATAATAATGGCAACCAATCAGTATTTTAATCCTTTTCCAGCCAATCAAATAACTAATGAACAATTATTAGTTGAAGATTTAGTTATTGAGTCCATGAAAATATATGGCATGGATGTTCTCTATATGCCACGAACAAGTGGTGATCAAATTGATTTTCTTTTTGGTGAAGATACTCTCAAAGAATATACAAAAACATTTAATCTTGAAATGTATCTTGAAAATATACAAGGTATGGAGGGTGAGGGTGATTATATTTCTAAATTTGGTCTTGAGATTAGAGATGAGATAACTTTATTAGTCTCTCGCAGAAGATTTGTTCATACAGTAAGGGATGCCTCAGCTGATTTACTAAGACCTAGAGAAGGTGATGTAATATATGTACCTCTCACAGATGCTTTCTTTGAAATAACTTTTGTAGAACACGAAAATGATCAAGCTATGTTTTATACATTAGGTCGTGGTCGTGGTGCAAATGTTTATCTATTTGCATTGAAATTGAAAAAGTTTGTATTTTCTAATGAACTCATATCAACTGGTAACCCTACGATAGATAATAAAATAAGAGACTATTACCCAAGAACAAGAATTAATTTATCAGGTGATGGTCAACGTGAATATATACAAAATGAAATAGTATTTCAAGGAAATAGTCTTGCGACTGCAACAGCACAAGCTGTTGTTCATACTTTCGTGCCAAACACTCACATAGATGTAATTAGAGTTCAAGGTTCGTTTACATCAGCCAATGTCGTTGGAAACACATCAAATGCGTTATTTACAGTTTCTACTGCTGATGATACAGCAACAATGAATACGGCGTTTGAAGATACATTTGATAATTTAAGAATAGAAGCTGGTGGGGATGGTATATTAGACTTTAGTGAAACTAATCCATTTGGTGAAGCATAATGTTAGGTAACGCACAATTTTATAATAGAACAATCAGAAAAATTGTTGTCGCTTTTGGCACAGTTTTTAATGATATTATTTTACAGAGATATAAGTCAGATGGTACAACTAAACAAACTGTATTTAAAGTACCACTTTCTTATGGTGCAAAAGAAAAATATCTTACAAGAATTACAGCCGACCCATCTTTAACAAAAGCAATTCAAACAATTATACCTAGAATTTCTTTTGAGATGGTAAGTATGACTTACGATACTGGCCGAAAATTAAATACACTTACACAAAATTTTGCAGCTGAAAGTTCAACAAGTGTTAAGACACAATACAGACCTGTGCCTTATAATTTTGATTTTAATTTATCAATCTATGTAAGAAATACAGAAGATGGTACACAAATATTAGAACAAATATTACCTTTCTTTACGCCAGACTTTACTGTAACAGTAAACTTTATACCTGAAATGAATCAGAAGTATGATATGCCTATCGTGCTTAACTCTGTTAATTCTACAGTTGATTATGAAGGTGATATGATGACCACAAGAATGATAATGTGGGACTTACAATTTACTGCAAAAAGTTACATTTGGCCACCAGTTAAGAGTGGTAAATATATTCGTCAAGCAAACACAAATGTATTCATTGATAGTGAATCTAAAAATGCACAGAAAGTAACAACTGATTTAAACCCAACTAATGGTGATAGACTTTTAATAGATGGTGAAACTATCCGTGTTGTAGCAAGAGATGTAATTGGCACCGTAAAACAATTTACGAATGTCGCTAACTCTAAGTTGGTGGCAACTGATCTAAATAAACTATTAGAAGCTGGTGATATTGTAACAGGTGATTCATCAAACGCAACTGTAACAATTTCATCAGTAGAAAGTGAGCCACTCAAAGCAGCTGCTCTTATATTAACACCTAACCCATCTACTGCTGATCCGGATGATGAGTTTGGCTTTGCAGAAAGTATAACAGAATACCCAGATACATTGTTATGAAAAATGAAAAACTATCTAAATTATTAAACATTGAACCTATAGACGTAACCTCTACAGAAATAGAGCCAGTAGAGCCTGAAAAACAAGTTGAGAATGATGCTCAATTTGCTCGTGAAAATATCCGTGGTTTAATTAATAAAGGCGACTCAGCACTTGATAGTCTTTTGCGTGTTGCCAAAGAGTCAGAACACCCTAGAGCCTTTGAAGTTGTAGCACAAACTCTTAAAAACTTAGGTGAACTTAATAAAGATTTACTTGAGATACAAAAGAGAAAACAAGATTTAGAACCTAAGAAAACTCAAAATGAAATCAATGTTGATAAGGCCGTATTTGTTGGTTCTACAAATGATCTTGTAAAGATGTTAAAAGGTAAGAAAGATGTCAACTGAGGGGTATCTTGGCAACGACAAATTAAAAAGAGTTGGTATTGAAATCTCTTTCTCCGAAGAAGAGGCGAAAGAGATACTTAAATGTTCAGAAGATCCAATATACTTTATAAAAAAATATGTTAAGATTGTTAATGTAGATTTAGGTATCGTTGACTTTGATATGTGGCCATTTCAAGAAGAGATGGTTGATGGTTTTCATAAGAATCGTTTTTCAATATGTAAAATGCCACGACAAGTTGGTAAGACAACTACAACTGTGGGTTATATGTTATGGGCTGTTTTATTTAATCCTGATTACACAGTTGGTATTCTCGCAAACAAAGGTCAACTTGCAAGAGAAATACTTGGTCGTTTACAAAGAGCTTATGAATATCTACCACTATGGCTTCAACAAGGTATCATTACTTGGAACAAAGGTAATATAGAACTTGAAAATGGCTCTAAGATATACGCATACGCAACATCAAACTCAGGTGTGCGAGGCGGCACATACAATCTAATTTTTCTTGATGAGTTTGCTTTCGTGCCTCATAATATGGCACAAGAGTTTTTTACTGCTACATATCCTGTAATATCATCAGGTAAAACAACAAAAGTAATTATTGTTTCTACACCAAATGGTCTCAATCTATTTTACAAAATGTGGATTGATGCCATGGAGAAACGGTCATCTTATACACCATTTGAAGTTCATTGGTCTATGGTACCAGGTCGAGATGAGGATTGGAAAAAAGAAACAATACGAAACACATCAGAAGAGCAATTCAGACAAGAGTTTGAAACAGAGTTTATAGGCTCGGCAGCTACACTTATATCTGGTGCAAAACTACGTTCACTTGCATTTTTCAACCCTATCAGTACAATAGATGAATTAGATATGTATGAAGAACCAAAAGAAGGTCATATTTACATAGCTACAGTAGATTGTTCAGAGGGTGTTGGCCAAGATTATTCTGCCATCAATATCATAGATGTAACAAAAACACCGTATAAACAAGTTGCAAAATATAGAGCAAATGATATACCACTATTATTCTTTCCAAATATTATATACTCAATGGGTATGAAGTATAACGGTGCGTATATTTTAATCGAAACAAATAACATTGGTCAACAAGTCGTTGACATTTTACACTATGACTTAGAATATGAAAACATTTATAAGATTGACCAACATCATATTAAAGGCCAAACAATATCAGGTGGATTTAAAAGAAATGCCTCATTTGGTATCAAGACTACAAAATCCGTAAAGAAAATTGGCTGTGCGAACCTAAAAACACTCATTGAATCAGATAAGTTAATTATTATTGACTTTGATACTATAAATGAACTGAACTCTTTTGTTCGTGTAAAAGATTCATATGCAGCTGAAGAGGGTAATAATGATGATTTAGCTATGGGTCTTGTATTATTTGGCTGGTTAACAGCACAATCATACTTTAAAGATTCTACAGATGTTGATGTAAGGTCAATTTTACTCAAAGAACAAAGTCTTTTAATTGAAGAAAGTTTAGCTCCTGTAGGAATTATTGATGATGGGTTACAGGAAGAAGTAACGATTGATGGTGATGATGTCTGGAGTCAAAGTGGAAATATAAATACGAGATTTTGAAAACACTAAATAGACAGTAAATGAAAATAAACAATCGTCTAGTCTAATAAAAAGGAGAAATCCATGGCATTTCAGTTATCACCAGGGGTAAATGTATCTGAGATTGATCTCACTACTATTGTCCCATCAGTTGCCTCTTCAATAGGAGCTCACGCTGGAATATTTGCATGGGGACCAGCAAATGAGATAGTAACTATAGGTAGTGAAGTTCTGTTACAGGAAAGATTCGGTAGCCCTGATAATACTAACTTTGAATACTGGTTCACAGCTGCAAACTTTCTTGCATACGGAAATAATTTAAAACTTGTAAGAGCAGTAAACAATGATCACGCAACGGGAGCTTTAAACGCAGCTGCAAATGTCGGTGGTGCAATATTAATCGAAAATGATGACGATTATGATTTGAACCATGGCACAGCGGCCAATACAAGTGTAGGTCCTTTTGCTGCGAAATATCCAGGTGCAAGAGGTAATTCACTAAGAATTTCTATCTGCCCAAGTGCAAACGCATTTTCACAAAATTTATCAGTTGGTACAGCGGCTAATCAGATAAGGGCTAATGCAATAACTATAGCTTCTACGCCTCAAAAGAATGTTATACCAATTAACTCACCAGCTAATACACACCAACCATTTATCACAAGAGATAAAGTTTCAATTGATGGTGGTACAACATACTTTGATGTTGTTTCTGCAAATGCTTTCGGAATAACAATCGCTCAAAGTCTCACAGCTGATATAACTGGAAGTCCTGCTGTATTGAAAAAATGGCAATATCATGATGACTTTAAAGTCGCACCAGGCACATCTGATTATGTAGCCAATAAAGGTGGTTCAGGTGACGAAATGCACGTTATTGTTGTTGATGAAGATTCGGAGTTTTCGGGTACAGCTAATACTATTTTAAATAAATTTTCATTTGTGTCTAAGGCTTCAGATGCTAAGACTGGTACTGGTGAAACAAACTTCTATAAAGAAGTAATCAATAAAACATCAGAAAGTGTATGGTGGACAGCACATCAAAATGGTGGTACAAATTGGGGTAGTGGCTCTGCCACAGCATTTACAGAGGTGCAAGTACCATTTTCTGCATCATTAGTAGGTGGTGCTGATGGTACAACTGCTACTGCAAACGTAGTCACCGCATTTGACAATTTTGCCGATGCTGATTCAGTTGACATATCACTTGTAATGACTGGTCCAGGAGACCAAACAGTTGCTACTCATGTAATTGATAATATAGCAGTTACAAGAAAAGACTGTATCGCTTTTGTTTCACCAAGAAGAGCTGATGTAGTAAATAATTCGGGTAATGAAGTAACAGATATTAAAACATATCGTAATTTACTTACTTCTACATCATTTGCTTTCTTAGATTCAGGTTACAAATATCAATACGACAAATACAATGATGTCTTTAGATATGTACCATTAAATGGTGATATTGCCGGTCTTTGTGTAAGAACAGATATAGAAAGAGATGCTTGGTTCTCACCAGGTGGTCTTAATCGTGGTATTATAAAGAACGTAACTAAACTTGCGTTTAACCCTACAAAAACAAATAGAGATGATCTCTATACAGAGGGTGTCAACCCAGTTGTTGCTTTCCAAGGTGAAGGTACAGTATTGTTTGGAGATAAAACAATGCAATCAAAACCTTCAGCATTTGATAGAATTAATGTTCGTAGATTGTTTATTGTATTAGAGAAAGCAATCTCAAGAGCTGCAAGATTCTCACTCTTTGAATTTAACGACCAGTTTACGAGATCACAATTCGTTGCTCTTGTAGAGCCATTCTTGAGAGATGTCCAAGGTCGCCGTGGTATTACAGACTTTAGAGTTGTTTGTGATGAATCAAATAATACAGGCGAAGTAATTGACCGTAATGAGTTTGTAGGTGATATATTCATCAAACCTGCAAGATCAATTAACTTCATACAACTTAACTTTGTAGCAGTAAGAACAGGAGTTTCGTTTGAAGAGGTTGTAGGACGCTTCTAAATAAAGGATAACACAGGAGAAAATAAATGGCTTTTAATGTAAACGAATTTAGAACACAGATGGTAGGCGATGGAGCTCGCCCTAATCTGTTTGAGATGGAAATGCCATTCCCAGCGTTTTCAGCACCAGCAAATGCTCAGACTAAAATGACCTTTATGTGTAGAACAACGCAACTACCAGGAGTTACTCTTGGTGTTGTGCCTGTTACATATTTTGGTCGTGAATTAAAGTTCTTGGGTAATAGAACTTTTGCTGATTTAACTGTAACAGTCATCAATGATGAGGACTTTGTAGTTCGTAACGCAATGGAAAGATGGACAAACGGTCTCAATTCACATAGTTTAAATGTAAGAAACCCAGCGGCCCTAGCGCCACTAGGTTATTCAGTTGACGCTAAGGTAACACAGTTTGGCAAAACTGGTGATGAGTTGAAAAAATACAAGTTTATCGGTATGTACCCATATGATATATCTCCAATAGACGTAGATTGGGGTGCAAATGACCAGATAGAAGAATTTACGGTCACTTTAGCATATCAATGGTGGGAAGCCGAAGAAGCTGGTGTGGTTTAACGAGGGGCGACCCTCATTTAGAATGGATATTTTATGGCTATAAAATTATTTGGCTTTACTTTAGGTAAAAAAGAGCAGGCAAAGGAACCACCGAAAGGCCAGAGTTCCTTTGCGTTGCCAAACGAGGCACTTGATGATGGTGCCGTTACCGTAACAAACAACGCATATTACGGAACATATGTTGATTTAGAAGGCTCAGTTCGCAATGAACTTGAGTTAATCACCAGATACCGTGAGATGTCGAATCACCCTGAGTTAGATGGAGCAATTGATGATATTGTCAATGAAGCTATCACACATGATGTTGATGGTAAATCAGTTGACATAAATCTCGATAATCTCAAACAACCTGAGTCTATAAAAAATAAAATTAGAAATGAGTTTAGTAATGTTAAACATATGCTAAACTTTTCAAATATGGCGGACGATCTCTTCAAGAGATGGTATATAGATGGTAGAATATATTTTCATGTCGTAGTGAATGAGAACAACCCTAAAGAGGGTATTCAAGAGCTACGATATATCGACCCACGAAAGATAAGAAAAGTTCGTGAAATTGTAAAAGAAAGAGACCCAAAGACTGGTGCTCAAATCATCAAGTCTATTGGTGAATACTATGTTTACAATGATAAGGGTACATCAACACAAACGTATTCTGCAAATGTAAACTCTGGTGTTCGTATAGCTACAGATGCAGTTGTTTATTGTTCATCTGGTCAAATGGACGCAAAGAATACATTTGTTATTTCTTATCTACATAAGGCGATTAAGCCTTTAAATCAGTTAAGAATGATAGAAGATGCAATTGTTATCTATCGTTTATCAAGGGCACCTGAAAGAAGAATATTTTACATTGACGTAGGTAAC